TCGTTGATGGGCACCAAGCTGACGCCAGTCGGGTTAGCAGGTGGTGCGCCAACGCCCGTCACCGAGAACATCATCTCAGCCGGTGCGCTGCTGATCACCTGCGTGGAGCTGATGGCATACACCTCCACTTGGTAGTTGCCAGTTGTGACATCCTCGATCTCGTACAGCGGGCCGTACTGACGCACCTCTGTCCAGTTGCCAAACTCTGCCCGCCACCGGATGCGGTACTCGTTGACGCCACGGACACCCTTCCATGTGAGTGCCAGCTTGGTGGTAACCCGACCATTGAGCGGATACAGAATCTCGGTGCCGGTCAAGTCCTGCGGTGTTGCAGGTGGCACGTTCAGGTTGGTGATGTCGCGGGCTTCAAGTGGTGCGCCACGCTCTACATAGTCGTATTTGCTGCTGTTGTAGCTGACGGCTGTGATCGAATAGTTGATGCCGTCTTGCTCTTGCAGACCGAGCACCTTCCATTGCGTTGGCTGGATGTCATCGGTTTCGACCATCCATGCGCCACCGTTTTGTGGTGCCATGCTGAACGGCGGTGTGACTGTGTACACACCAGCAGTCAGGTCTGTGATGGTGCGCGATTCAACGATGCCGTCGTCCAACACCACGCTGAGTGTGCCGGTTGATGGCAAGTCCGTCGCATTGTCCACCGTGACAGTGCTTGCGGTTGCAGCGCTGATGCGTCCAGCACGACGGGCGCCAGCTTTTACTGGATCGGCAATGTTGATGACAGCGCCAGGGCGAACGATGATGCCGTTCTCCAAGCTGGTAGTGAAGCTGCATACTTCTGTCTCATAGCGTTCGGAGTAGAGAATCCACTCGCCCACGCGATGCGCTTGTGACCGGCTGGTGGTGGCAAATGCCGTCACCTCTTTGGTCACCACGCCATAACGGGCGATGCCTTCAGGATCTTCCACCACTTCCCGGTCAATGTCGCCCAGCTCTAGGTTGAGCCAGCCAACAACAACAACAGTTGAGCGGGTCTTCAGGCTGCTGGTTTCGTAGCTGAAGCCGTCCTCACTGACATTGGCAAGGCTGAACAGCGCAACCGGATCCGATGGCCGGTCCTGCATCATGCTCAACGAACCAGCCGCCCAATACGGCATGGCACGGAAAATTGAGCACATGTCACTGATCAGTTTGTACGCCTCTTCTTGCGTTTGGATGTTGACGTTACAGCTAAACCGTGGCTCGCTGATTGGATCATTCAGGCCAGTCGATACCAACTCAGAGCAGTATTTGCTGGCCTGAAAAAATGCCCACTTGTCGAGCGTGTTTGGCTGGATGTGATCACCTAGGCCGTAGCGCCTGCTGGTCAGCAGATCCCACAAAATCCAAGCGGGGTCACTGGTCCACTTTGCAGCGCCAAATGTTCCATTCCAGATGCCGGCATAGGTAAGCCTGCCAGTTTCTAGGTCAACGGTTGCATTACTTGGGATGGCGACTTTGATGCCGCGAATCTTGTATGCACGCTGCGGGATGTTGCTGAACTGCTCAGCGTCAATCCGTGTGGCGACGTAAGCGGTGTTTGGATACTTGAGCTTTTTGTAAATCAGCTCGGTGTAGCTAGACCATGAGAAGGCATTGGTCTCTTTAATGCTGACCGGTTCTGCTGATGTGCGACTGACGCGGATGTCAACAGGAAACGCACCAGCAAGGTCAACGATATAGTCCCGCTGATACAAATCAGACGTGCGGCCTGAAATTGTGTCGGTGATCACGGTGGTGTAGCTGCCACCAAAATAACGAACTGCAATTGCCAAGGACAATGACGTGCCAACAATGTCGCCGTTATCGAGTACCTTTTGCAGCAACGGCACACTTAATGTCAAACGGACGGCGTTGACGTTGGTGTCAATGATGGTCTTGACAACAGGCGTTGCAAGCGTCACGGATTGGCTGACCGAAATCTCCTCTTCAACGGCATCAAACCCTGGCACATAGGCCTGGCTTTGCGTGCCAAACTTGGTCACGACGGTGACGTTTTGAAAGTTAAAGTCAGATTCCTGCGGCAGTGTGTTGTCGGCAGTGGCATTAAGCAGCCGCGTCTTGTTGAAGTAAATATCCTTCATCGACGCATTCATGTATTGCGTCGTGCCTTGCGTCAATCCCAAACGTGATGGCGTGGCAAATCCCTCGATCTCACCTTCGCTAAGGATTTCGACAATCTTGGCGTAAGCCGTTGAATCAAGGTTGTCCTTGGCTTCTGTGGATTTACGAAAGGCGCCGCCGCCTTTACCCTTACCACCACCACCAGCACCGTAGATGCTCATACGCCTGACACCTGCACAATGTCAGCGCCAGCACTGACAACAATGCCGCCGACCAGCATTTCCCCGAAAACTACGGGGACCGGCACACCCGCCCGCGTGGTGTTCTGGATGCCGCTAAAGCTGAAACTTTTTTTGGGGTCGCCTTCGTCTTCGTCAGTTTTGGGTGTAGGAGTTAAAAGCTGCGCCACGCCGCCTAGCACCAAAGATGCGCCAAGGCCAAAGAGCGCACTATTAAGTCCAATTCCAAAAGCGGCAATGGGAACAAATGCAGAAACTGCAATCAACGCAATGCCCAGCAAAATCCGCCCAATGGCACCAGCGCCCGCCATCACCGGCACAATCTGGATCTCGCGGCCCATTGGGTTGTGGACATCATCCAGCGTCAGGTCTTCGCCAGCGGTGTGGACGCGGTAATACTGCTTCGCCATGTGGCCTTCAAGCTCAGGCCAGTTGGTCACTAGAAAACGAACGGCTTCAGCGGCAGTGGCAACATCTGCCTCTAGCACCCGATGGCCGACAAACTTAGCGAGGGCGCCGTACAGCTTGATCTTACGCAGCATGACGCAACCTCCTTCCTGTGCATTTTAGTAGCCACCCGCCGTAAAGGTCACGGCTACTCAAGCGACTCTGCATATGATGCAACACCATCTGATCGCCTAGATACACGGCGCAATGGTTCAGGCCAGGGCTGCTGATGCTCATGAACAACAGGTCGCCTTTTTCCAGTTCTTCATCGGGCAGCAACTCACGGAAGCCGGTCGCCTTCCAGCGATCATCAAAATACGGTTTGGCCTGAAAGTCTTCTGGGTTGGTGCAACGGTCCCAGTCGCGTAACTTGATGCCTTGCTCGGCGTACCAGTCACGCGCCAGTGTCCAGCAGTCATGCACCGCCCACACCCACTCGCGGCCAATCAATGGCGCCTTATACCCGCATGGCTTGCATTCGCCCCAGACTTCTAGGTTGGGGTTGACGATGTGCCAAGGCACGCCGCTGGCTTCACATGCGGCGCGGTCTGCTGGTGATGGATGCGGCGGTGTGCTTGGGTGGCTGTGGACGATGGCCAACACCTCGCCTTGATCCTCGGCTGCGGCGTAATCCTCAGTTGACAGCACAAACATCTGATCTGGTGCTGCTGCTTGATTGCGGCATGGGATGTAATGCTCGCGGCCTTTGATGACCACCAACAACCCACAGGCCTCGCGGGGCTGTTCCGCCTTGGCGTGCTCCAGTGCTGCGTCGCGCCAGGTCATTGTCATCCGCTGACTGTACCAACGCCAGGGAAGCCACCAAACGGTAGTTCAGCATTCTGCCCGAACCGCAGGTGGCAGCTATTTAGTCGCTTGCCGCATACGTCACCGCTGGCACTCAGCACCGACTGGTCTGCAGCATCGAAATAATTGGTCCCGGTGTAGCCGCACTCAGCGGAGCGGTAGGTCCATGGGCACAGGTTGGCGATGCACTGCCGCTTGGGTGCCCGCACACCAGCAAGGTCAAAGCTGGCTGCCAGCTCAAACTCAACAAGGTTGCGGTTTTCTGCGCTTTTGCGGTCGATGTAATAAATCTCTCGCGGAAATTCGGCGCTGGTATCTTCTGTTGGATTGGTTGGCTCCAGCAAGAAATGGCCACCATCTTCCATCAATAGGATGTCGCCATCTTCCAGCAACAGCACATCACCACTAACCGGAAAATTAACCGCATCGAGATATTTGGCCAGCGTGCGGATGCGCGTTACCTTGGCGCCTTCTAAGCCAACCGGCAGGCTGAGGATGATGGCCGTAACCGTGCCAAAAATGTTGCTAACGCGAATCCTTGGCCGCGGCAGTGACCCCTGTCCACTGTATTCAAACCCATCTGCTTCAATCGGAAACTTTAAATAGCTATTGCCACGCCAAACCACATCACCGTTGTTGACTAAATTGGTGCCCGAATGGAAACGATAAACCTCGTTGCTGCCATGGATGGCAGTGACCAGCTCCAGCTCAAATAGCTCGATGATTGCGCTGGGGTTAGATGTCTGGAAGTCACCTGACAGAATGGTGACCGCCATCCATGTGACGGTGCCATCAACCGTGACATTGCCAATTGTTGTTGGCCAAAATGGCTCGACGGCACTTGTCGTTCCAGCAACTGTGCAACGGAAAAAGAAGCCGCTAGCTGGCGGGATCGTTGCCTGTACAACATCACCGACGTTGTAGGCGTAACTAGCTTGCCACAGTGCGGGTGCAGTCATCAGGGTTCAAATACTTCGCGGAATGTGGCTTGCACTTGGTTGTTATTGCAGTTGCTTAACGTCACCTGCCATTCTTCGCAAATGTATTTCCCGGCGCTGCCGCGGGGTGGAGTCCAATCAAAAGATTCAACGCCACCACGCGCTTCTAAAAATGAAACTATGTTTTCCCGCTCGGCATCTGTCCGGTTGGCAAAGCTCAACGTCCACTCTTTTGGGTCAGGGTTAAGCCCAAAAGTAACTCGTTGCTCGTAGCCGTCACCTGCCTGGAAACGCCGGACCCGTGGCTTGCTTGCCTCGGTTGCTTCAAAGCTTGGAGTGTAGGTAAAAGTTGCCATGGGTTAAGCCGCCAGCAATCCGCCGGGTCGCCGTTGTTTAATCAATTCTGCCTGCACTGCCTGCGAAATGGCACGGCCAAGTTTTTCACCTTGGCCAGCGTTCCCCTGCACCTGGCTGCCCTTGGCATCCACGCTCACGTTGACGGTGGTATTACCGCCGCCACCGCCCTGCATCGCCACCGGAATCCGCCGGCCGTCGGGGAGGGGCACATAGGCCTCAGGCTTGCTGCCTTCGCCGTAAAGCGCCACCTGCGGAGAATTGGCGATGCCGCCGCGGGCGTACTTCTTCAGCGGCACCGGGCCGTCGTTAGTCATGATGCCGCCCATGGCAAAGCCTGCGCCAGGAAAAATTGCCTTGATTGTGTTTACAATGGCAAGACGAAGCGCCAACTTGGCCAGATCGGAAAGAACGCTGGCAATAAACTCCTTAAACTTGAGCTTGCCGGTGGTGACAAACTCCAGCAATCGATCTTCAAGGTTGGTAAGTGCATCGACAGCAATGCTGCCCAAAGCACCGCCAAGATCCTTCACGCTGTCGGTGTAGCCCTTGACTTTTTCCTTAAATGATTCCCCAAAGGTTTTATCGCCTTTTGCATTTGAGGCATCCAAGGCCGCGGCTCTTTCGCGCAACAGGCGAATCTGTTCGGTCAAGGCGGGATTGCTTAATGCCAAAGCTTCAAGGTTTAATAGTTCAATCTGCAGGTTTAGCTTTTGAACTTCGGTAAGGCCCTCAATGCCAAGTTTCTTGTTTTGCAGTAACAAAGCAGATTCTTTAATCTGGCGGTTGTAGTCAATTTCCTTGGGTAGCAAATCAATCAATCCTTGGGTGTAGGCATTGCTCGCCTCTTGGCTGCGAGCATTTCTAAGCGCCTCGCCTAGCTCCTTTGCTGCGGCGATGCGTGCGTCGAGATCTTTCGTGGAAATACCTTTAGCAGCAGCTTCATTGCGTTGCTTTTCTAGCTCTCCAATTTTGCGCACTTGTTCGCCATATTCGCGCGCAGCAGTCAATTCAGCTCTTAATCGTTGCACGCCAAGCGCATCGGTGGCATTAACACCAATGCCAATCATGTTGAGGTTTACGTCCTGAAGCTGTTCCATCAAAGTGCGCGTGACATCTGAACCAGTTTTTACAGCGCTGTTGTACTGCTCAATCGCTCGCTTGGCTTCATCGGCGCTTTTCTTTGCGCCGTCGCCGCTTTGTAATGCAGACAAATCTGGCGTAAACGAAGCGGGTTCTGGCTCATCCTTGCCTTGTTTTTTATCACGTCGCTGCGGCCCCATTTGCCCAGCCCGAACACCAACGTCTACCAAGTAGCCGACGGGTGTGTTCTTAAATGTTTGCACTGCAATCTTGCCGGCCTGCCCAAGTGCCTTGCGGATTGGCTCGGGCAAGTTGTTCCAAAGAGTTGCGATTGCACGTTGAACTTTGCCAAATGCTTGCTGCGCTGCGTTAGCAATAAAACCAAACGGTCCGGCAAAGGCGTTGCCGATTGCGTTGGCTGCTGAACGCGTGACGCCTGTTAAGAAGTTCCAGCCTTTGACGATGCCTTGCCAAGTGTTCCGGGCAAGGTCGCCCATTGTTTTCATTGCATTGCCAAAGTCGCTAGCAATAATTGAACCGACATTGTTGACCCAACTAGCAAAAGCGTCGTTGTTGTCATAGAGACCCTTTGCAAGCGCCGCCAATGCGGTGACACCAGCAATTGCCCAGCCCCATCCGGGGATTGCCAAGATGGCCACCCGAACGGCTTGAAGGCCACCAGCCAGCAGAGGCATCACACCACCAGCCAGCGCCGTCTGGTAGCGAAGAATTTCCATGCCATTGGCCAGGACCTTGACCGCGCCAGTGCCTGCGCTAAACAAACCTGTCAGCGGACCCCATGCCAATGCAAGGCCTGCCGTTGCCACGGTTGCGTTTTGGATGGGCGCAGGCAACGCACTGAAACCGCTGATCACTGCCGTCAGCGCATCGGTGATTTGAGTGAGCGCCGGGAGAAGCGCAATGGTGAGATCTATTCCCAGCGCCCGCACCTTGCCACCAAGCACTGCGAGCTTGTCTTGATAGTCGTCCGCCTTTTGCGCAAAGGCAGCATTCATTTTGGTGCTCAATTTGTCGATGGCATCGCCGCCCATATTGAGCAGCGGCACCAACTCAGCACCAGACCGGCCAAACAACCGCAACGCCAGTGCGGTCTTTTCTGGGCCATCAGCCATCGCCTTGAAGCGATTGGCGATTTCCAGCAAAACGGTGTCAGATGATTTGATCTGCCCGTTCGCGTCACGGACGTTGATGCCTAACGCCTCAAAGGTGGCAGCCGATGCCTTGCCGCCAGTGGCCGCATCGACCATGGCTTTGGAGAGCTTGACCAAGCCCTTGCTCACACCATCCAAGTCGGTGCCACTGACGGCCGCCGCCTTGTTGAAACGGGCTAACGCTTCAACAGAAACGCCAGTTGACTGCGACAAGTCATACATTTTGTCGCCAGCTTCTATGGCGCCCTTCACCAGCCCTGTGAGGCCCACCACGCTCAGCAGTGGCGTCAGGCTGCCCAGCGCACCGGAGAGCCCGGCAGACGCGCCTGTGAGCCCACGCATGGCGCCCGTCAGGGTCTTGGCGCTGCGCTCAACCGTGTTCAGTCCACGGTTCAATGCGACGATCTTGTTCTGTCCGTCTACATCAGCTCGGATGCGAAGCAGAGCGTCCATGTTCATTGCCATGGCTCAACCTCCCTGCTTTGCAAATGCGGCCAGGACAGCGGCTTCCATGATCTGCAGATCCTCTAGCAAAGCTCGCTGATCCTTCACTCTATGCAGTCTAAACAACCAGGCAACAGCTCCATAGTCGTGGCCAATCACCCCGCCCATGCCAGCCGTGCGCCATTGGGTTTGACAACGCAGAAACATCTGCACCACCTCCCAGTTTTCTGGCCACACCTCAAAGTCTTCATCGGCTGAAACATCATCCACAATGATGATGCCCAACACTGATGCGTCGTCGGGTGTTTCGTCTTTGATGCCGCCGCTAACCCAATGGCAGGCGGCATCCATCAGTTTTTTGCCTTTACCCCTGCAACGCTGTTGAAGTAAGCCAGCACCATGGCGCTAGCCAACGTTGGCACATCCAGCACTTGATCAAGTGCTTTCTGGCTAAACGGCACCTCCTTGCCGGCGTCGTCGGTGATGCCAGACCAACCCAGCACCACCTCCCGCGCTACGTCCACATCAAACACCTCATCGGCGTCGATCTTTTTGGCGATGTCACGAATCCATTTCTGCGGCATCCGTTTGAATTGAACATCAAACGTCTGTTTTTCGTGGCGGCCACCATCGACAGGAATATCGAAGGTGACCGGCCAGACGTAGGTATCGGATTGCTTAAGGACAAACGCCATGCAGGAAGCTCCTTTAGGTAAAGGCGAGGCTTAACTCATCATTGCCGGCCGTGGTCGGCACCGCAACGTAGGGGATGTTAAGCATTTGCACGCCATCTTGGTCCCCGTAGGTCGGGTTAGTGATGTCGCACTGGCCAGCTGTAAGGGTGACACGGTTGCCAGCCGTGGTGCCGTGCAGGAATGTGAGGTTCCCGGTGGTCTCGGTTTGGGCGATGCTGAAATAATCCTTAGTAGCCAGCGCCGGAGCCTCAATCATCACAGTGCCGCTGGGGGCGCGGTCAGTGATGAGGATTTCCTTGGTGCAGCCAACCAGCTCGCGGTAAACCGTTTCATTGGCGATATCCAAGCTAACCGACTGAAGGCAGCCGGCATAGCTGAAGAATTGGAAGCTGGACGTGTTGCCCTGCTTGAAGATCAACGGGCTGGCTTGAGCGCTGTAGGTAACGGAAGGCAGCGCCGTGTCTGTCGGGGCGTTGTAAACGCCAATCATCGTGAAGTCGATTGTGGGAATCTGACCGACTTCGGCGTTCAAAACAAACGTGCCCCGGCAGCCGGTCAGGATGTGGCGGATGCCGTCGTTGTTGAAATAAATTGTCGCAGAACTCAAAGAGCTGCTAACCGGCGCATAGGTGACGCTGGTGGCAGCCACGATGGTCTCTGACAATCCACACGCCTGTAGAACGGCGCCATAGCGAGGCGCAGTGCCAGCCGTGCCGGAACCAGCCAGTTCGACCTGAAACGTAATGCTGACGCGCGTGTTAGCCAGCAACTGAGGGCTGTTGCCAAAGTAAGGACGGATCAGATCGCGGCTGACCACATCAGCCTCAATCGGCGTGATTTCCAGGTTCCGCACCAAGAGGGCATCGGTTCCAGCCGGAGTGCTGTCCGTCCCGTAGGTGGATTCCTTTTTAACCTGGATCAGTCTTTTGCGTGTCAGAGCCATCGCTCAGTTCCTCGATTTGTGGTTCGGGAGGCTTTGCTGGCTCAGTCCGCTCGACGAGCGTTCTCTTGCCAGTTTTGGGATTGAGTAGGTAGGACCCACCCATGCCGTAGTGTTCATCCATCATCGTAGCTGCTAGGGACTCAAGGCCAAGTTAGTCACCTGTGTTCGATACTTCACTGCAAAATCGCAAGAGATCACGCCAGATGGCTGGTCTGCTTCTTGCAAGTCAAAGCTAACCGATACCGGCTGAACGTCATAAGCAAAGCCATTGCAAGTCAGGTCAGCCATAATCTTGGCGTGAAGCGACTCAATGATCGGGTCTGCCACTTGATCTGGCACGTCACCCCGAACAATCACCGCGATCCGCACGGTCATTGTCCAATCCAGCGTTGGCAGTGCCGTTAGCTGCTGGCAGACATCGCTGATCGGTTCAACGACAATTGCCGGCAGCTCACCGCGTTGCAACGGTTCAACCCTGCTGCGATAGATCCGCGTACTGACACCCGTGGTGCCCGTCAGGTTGGTGCGGATTCTGGCCAGGATTGACTCGCGATGAGTAGTCATGATGATGCCACCTGAACCACTGTGCAGATAATGCCAGGAATGCTGGGACGGGTAGGACTGCTTCCAGCGGGTTCCGCGTGGATGTAGGCCGCGACGTTAGTGGTTGACCATATCAGCTCAATGTAGTCTTCGGCGTTCAGGCCTAAGACGAAATTGACTGTGCCGATTACGTTACCAGCGATTCCTCCGTGGCTGCTAATAATGCTGAACTTGCTGTCGCTGGCGGGCACGTCCCCACTGCTGCCAGCATTATTCTTGCGCAACCAAACATTGGTGTCGTGAATAGAGCTGTCAGTGTTGCTGAATTGAATTGAAAAGGTGATGCTATAAACGCCTGGATGATCAACCGTTAGGCGCGTTTCTGAGATGACCTTTACGCCACGGCTTGCCGTGTCAACCTGCCGCAGCTTGACCGAATAGGCCGTGTTTGCCAATGCAGCCACTTGAGATGTCCCATCCCAAAACGATCCCCAATATCCAGGGCAACCAAAATATGGCAATTCAGACCATGGCGTTTTGCCGTCGCCAATTTTTAAATTCTCAGTTTCTTTTTCGACGCCAGGTTCTCCTGCCATCAGCACTGGATTGAGTGCCGACCACTGGCTACGAGTGTTGATCTTGAAGGGACCGCTCATGTCTTCTGGATCCCAAGTTGAACAAACTTGCCGTCATCGAGCAACATGGTTTCTCGGACGGTGTAAGCAGTCCCATCCACGGTGATTGAATCGCCGCGAATGAGACTGCCAAAAGCGGAGGTCCTAGCGGTCAACGTGTAATCGGTGGTGAGCACCATTCCATCGCTGATCACTTGACTGGGCATATCCAAAATTCCCTGAGCGGCAGTGGCGCCAGCCGTACAGCTAACGCCAAAGTCCGCCAAGAAAATATCCAGGTCCTCCGCAAACGCCATGATCAGCTGTACTTCGCGGAAGCAAGACCAATCACAGCCACGGCGCCAGCGCCAGTGCCACCAGCAACGGTGGTAGAGACTTTCACAAAGCGCTTCAAAGAAGTCACGTTGACGAAAATCTTTTGCAGCGATGCAGTGTTAGCGGTGGTGGTGGTGAAAGCGCCGCCGCTCACGTCGGTGTAAGAACCGCCGGAAGTGTCGGATTCGGTCAGCTTGACGGCATAGGTGATGCTGGCACCGCCGGCTTCGGCGTCCAACAGCACAGCCATGTCGCCCTCGTAGCCCTGCAGGTCAATAGCAGAGCCGGTCCCGGTTGCGGTCACAACGTCGTTGCGCAGCAGACCGAGAACCGTGGTTTTAGAACCAAGGTTGTGGATGGTCATGATTTAGTCCTCCGTCGAGAGGTAGATGGTTTAGGTGTTGGCTCAGTGAAAACCTGAACCGCTTCAGCCACTTTGTCAGCGGCTGCCACTGCTTTGCCAATGCCGATCAACAGTTTGGCGTCTGAGGGGGAAGCCTCAAGGACTTCCCCAACTCGGACCACCAGACCCGCCAACATTGTCTGTCGCAGGATCTCGATCCTCATGATCAGAGGGTGTTGTTGCCGCGGCTGAAGGATTCAGGATGGCGAATCGCAATGTCGCAATCCTGCATGGCCACCACGCGCACAGTCCCGGAGGTGCTGTGGGTGTAGGGGTCAACCATCAGGTCGAGGCCAGAGAAGTAACCAATGATCAGATCGGCAAAGTTGCCAAACCACAGATCGTTGGATGCCACTTGGTTAGAAAGCACGCCGCGGTAGCCGTTGACTTCACCGCCTTCCATGATGAAGATGCCGGAGCCGGCGTCTTTCTTCGTGGTCTTCAGATTGCCGCGCATTGCAGCGTTCATCAGATAGACAGGGCTACCCAGCAGAGCGTTAGCAGTAGCGACGTCCGATTCCAGCGCAACCACTTCCTCAAAAGTAGGAGCGTTAGCGGCGAAGTCTTCGGTGCCGATGCCGGTGGTGTTCTTCAGGCCCAAGGGCTCGCTGTTGGCGCCAGTCCCGTAAAGGCCAGCGGCGTCAATCTTGAGAGCAATTACGCGCGCCAGGTCGCCGCGAACCATGTTTTCCACGTCAATGGAAGACTGGATCATCAGGCGACGGCTGAAGTCGGTGAAAGCAGCAACCGTACGGGGAACCAAGCTGACCTGATCGACGGTCTGCTGGCTTTCCGTGGGCGAGCCGGACTCGGATACCCAGTAGGCGGTAGCAGCGCCGGACTGACGGGGGATAGCAACGTTGCCGGTCAAGCCGGTCAGCACAGTGGCGCCAGCTTGATCCAGTGCCGAAGCATTGCGCAGCAGCTCAATGAAGCTGCCAGCATCCAGCTCGGTAGCAACCAGGTTGCCGCCGGCAGAAGCGGTGCCAACGTTCAAATCGCGACGCAGCACTTCCTGGGGAATGGTGATGCCACGGGACTGGCGGCCAAGTTTGGCGGCAGCAGCTTCAGATGCTTCGATCTCAAACGCAGCAGCCTCACGGGCCGAGCGATCGGTCGGGTTGGAAAGATAGTTGATGGCACGCAGGAAAGAGAAGCCGCGGCTCTCCTTCTCAGTGAGGCCAATGTCGGCGGCCTGCATGGTCACGGTCTCCTGGGGAATGTTGAATTTGTCGAGCACAGCAGCCCGAGCCTCGTCGATTGAACGACCAGACTCAATAAACTGCCGACCCATGTCTTCCATCTTGTGCTTGGCGCACAAAGACGTGATGTCCGAGATGCGGGCACGCTCAGCCTGAATGGCTTCGGCCTGCACCACGGCCAGATCGGGTGTGGTGTTTTCCATTTGCGGAATTTGATCGTGGGATGGTGCTGCCGAAGCAGCCGGTTCAGTGGACTCAAGCGATCGGCCGATGCCCACTGTTTTGTCAGCGGGAACACTGACAATAGACACCTCGTAAGGTGACCAAGCAGTTGCGACGAAATCGCCACTGCCACGCTCTTCCATTTTGTCGATGGAATAGCCGAAGGACACATTCCGTAGAACGCGGTCCTTCACATCACTCAAGATTTCTTGAGCGAATGCATTGCGGCTGAACCGCACACGCGCATAACCACGGCGGCGATTGCCGTCGATGTACGCGCGCTCTACAACGCCGATAACTTTGTCCGGGTTGTGATTGAACAACAGCGGGGCGCCATCGTTCAGGCGGCTAAGGTCGGCCGCCTTTACTTCGTGGCTCAGGATTTCGTTGCCAAAATACCTAGCTACTGGATACTCCGAGCTGAATGGGAACTCGAAGGTCCGGTCTTCAACAGCGTCAAACTCGGTCAGTTCAGCGCGTTGATACTTGCCTTCCAAAATTCGGCTAGTCAAATCTTCGGCGTCGCGGTCAACCTCGCCATCGCCAGTAGCTTCCTCGAATTCAATCGGGTCAAAATCATGCTCGCTCAGCCATGCCCGTGCCTCGGCTGGCGTGAACTGCGAGCTGCGAAACCGAATGGCCTGCACCTCGCTGTCGTTGCCTTTGATCCCGTAGATAAAATCCACGCCCGCGCCGCCTTCATCATTGACACGGCGCAGGGAGTCAAACTGCTCAGGGTCTTGCAACCTGGCAGCGTGCTCATTCGGATAGGGGCGCTCTAAATCCACAGCGCTTCTGTCTTGTAGTGTCTTGATTCTATCGGTATTGCAATCAGCCATCAGTCTTCTGCACCTTCAAGCGGATCCTCAAGCACCGACAGCTCTTCGTATTCTTCCTCTTCAACAGGTGACTCGGTTTCGCCAAACGGATCAACGGATCCGGCAGGCCTTGCTTGAGTCAGGCCGGCATTGCTCACCTCGCTCGGATCGGTATCCAATACGATGTCCAGCTCGTCAAGCTTGGCTAGTTCTGATTGACGCTGAGCCAGCAGATCATCCAAGTCGCCGCCCTGTTCGCTGATGACTTGGCTCAGTGTTTTAAAGCCGCATCGCACTGCTGATTTGTAAGCCTCAACCTCGCGCTGCGGATCAACCCATTCCCAGCTTCTAGGCACCCACTTGCTAGCCCGATAGCGATCAGGGTTGGTTTCGTACCCCGGCAAGCTAAGCGCACCACTAAGCACCGCCATCTCAAGCCATGCCTCAAACACCGGCTGGTGAAAGCTCTCAATCATGTAACGCTGCAACACTCGGTAAGTGTCGCGCTCCTCAAGCAA